TCGGTGACCCTACACCGCTGATACCAGTAGTCGCCCCCTTGCGGCGCTTCTACACCCCGGCAAAAACGAATCCGTCCCCTATCAGACAACCCGGGGAACAAGGGTTTAGAGCGGCGATCGTGCGGGGTAAGGGGTATGTACTAGGGGCGAAAAAAAACCGCCCGAAGGCGGTCAGATGGTCTCTCAGCGGTCATTTTCTAGCGTGGAACAGCGCTTCATTCACGTTAGAGAACCTGCCTAGTGGGATAGGGATCTTCTCCCGGGTCTGTTTGCAGACTTTGAATCCTCGCTCCCACTGGATGAAGGTTGATCCGGGGGGTATTTCCTGAAGGGTGTTTACTAGCTCTACGGGCGCGGGATAGATAGCTTTCAGGTACTCCGGGGTCTTGTCGGTGATAGCGTAGATCACAAGTCCTCCGAATAATCTTCGAGGGCAGAAATAAGCCCGTCGTAATCCTCAGACGGTCCCAATAAATCCGCCATCATGTAAACAATCCCGGGATCAATTCCGAAATCCTCTGCTAGCCCGTTGAGATATTCTTTTCTTTCCATGATTCCCTCAGTTGTAAGCTTTTAGCCAAACCGGATCGCGCTTCTGTTTTTCCGGGATTGGTCCGGTTATTTCAAAAGTAATCCGTACCCCGTCAAATTCTCGGATTCTTTTTCGGTGATTCCAGAAGGCGAGGCTTTCTGGGTTTGTTTCGGTCACGGTATGTTTACCGTTTACGAATACCTTCATTTGAAAAGACATGGTGCCCTCAATAAACGCATATGCCGCGCGTGTAGCAGGATTCGACCGAATACCCTTCCGGGATATCCCCCGGGCGTAGGATATAAAGCGCTGCTCCCCTTGGGTCGGTCTGGATGTAAGCCTGAACCGGCTTGCCTTTCAGGATAGTTGCGAGGCGGTTACGCGCCCCGGTTTCCCGGTCCGGGATACGGTATCGGGTTCCCCTATCTTTCACCCAGTAGGGGCGGTTTTTGTCATCCCGTTCGATGCAACCGCCATCAATCCCGCATTCTCGTTCGTGCCATCGGCGAAGGGTGAGGGAAATCCGCCGGAGGCGAACGAATTCATCGGCAGAAAACCCGAGAGACATTAAAACGGATTCCAGATGATTAATCCGCTGGGCTTCAGTCTTAGTCATTGTCTACCCTCCATCAATTCAGTCGGAATATCAATTTGATCGCCTAGCTTGCTAGCAACGTAGCAGCGCATTGCTGCGATCAGCAGAGAGGGGCCGCTTTCGAGTGGGTCATATGTCCATTTCTCTGCCTGAGTCTGCGCGACCCATTGCAAGCCTTCGGGTTGCATGCCGTTGCAGATAGTTTCGATCTGCTCGCGCTCAATGATTGGCCCCCCCTGGGCCCAGTTGGTTGACGGGCTGTAGTGTCCGCCTGTCGGCAGTAGCAGACGCCGAGTGATTCCATCGTCCACATATTCAACAATCACGCTTTCACATTGCGCCACTGCCGCATCGAGTGCGACATCGGTCAATTCGGAAGGATTCATTATTTCCGCTCCATCGAATAAACGGGTGCAATCCACCAATTAGGCGGCATCGTATTGTCATGGGAAGCGGCTTCGCTGGCTTCGATTGCCGTTTTAAAATTGCCATAAAGAGAAAGCCCGTCAATCGGGTTTCCTGCGACAATTACAAAATGGATCGGATTCATGTTTATTTCCCCCCGTTGATAATGTGATAACGCTCGAATAAATCCCCGAAAGCAAACAGCAATCGCTCGCGGTTATGTTGATCCGCCCGGAAATAAGCCTGGGCTATGCACATAGCAAAGCCTCCGCCGATTTTGTCCATTGTGTGAGCGGCTTGATGGATATCGGAGTGAGATAGATTAGGTGTCCGATCAAGCATGATTCCTCCCGGCTTTGAGAATCTTTTCAGCGGCACCGAATATCCGCTGGGCGGTTTTGTCACTGATAGCGGTATCACGCGCCCATGCTTGGACATAGCCCCGGGATTCAGCAAGCCCGGGCAAACCCAGCAAAGCGCAACAGATGAAGGCGACAGATTCGGCCTCTACTTCCCGGATATCTCGGGGGGTTCGTTCGGAATCGTGCATTGCAGATTCTTCCGTATGCCCGAGCACAATATGCGCGAGTTCATGAAACCGGGTTTTGTGGGGCAAAGCCGCTACCGGATTGATAGCGATTGTTCGACCGGAGGCGTACCCTTGACAGTTACCATCAGACAGGGCGAACGGGACTTCAGATATATCAAGCGCGGAAAGGGCAAGGGATTTATCCCATTCAGGGATAACCGTTTCGTTCGCATACTCTGCCCCGTCGGTCTGCGATAAAACAAACCAATTATTCTTCAGCGCAAAAGTTTGAAAGATATCGGGATCGCCTGAATCCTTTTCCTTTTTAATTGTGATCGGCATTATCAGAGCAATCGCCTTTTCCCCTTTGCGAACTTGTCTGCCTAGTTCCGTCCAGCGTTTATAGGTTGCAATGGGGCCGAGGGGAATCTTACGGCTAGCGCATTGACTCCACGCTAACAGTTGATTTCCGACCGAGTAAGAGTGAAAAGCCGAATAAGCTTCCGAGATAATCCCGGGGGTTTTCAGAGCGTCATCCAACAGACCGGACCAATTTGCCTTATCCATGATTTCATTCCTTCAGTTGTGTTTTATTTAATGGGTGACAACTACAGCAATCGGTGAATCAACATAGTTCAATCGCACGGTATACCGACCAAAACCCTCCCGTTTAACCTGATATCTGCGCATTCCGAGATTCCCCCGGGAATTCCTACAGGCCCGGAGATAATTGGCAATCCATGCCCGGGACGCAGCAGTAGAGAATTGCGGTTCATCTGCAAAGTAAAACAGGCCAGCGGTTTTCATGCTTCCCTCCGAGCGATAAATCTGCCGAATCGAGAGTGGACGAATCCGACAGTGCCGCGCGGGTAACAGGCAAGCCATTCCAGAGCGTCCGGCAGATCAATCGCGCAGTGGTGGTACACCCGGGGAGTTGGTCCCGGCTCTGTGACTGTTACCTGTAGCGGGTGCGTGATAAGCCGAATAAAGCGTTTCATGGTTACTCCCTCTCGATGATGAAGTGATACACGCTAGAAGCATGGATAACCCGGCGGTCATACTCGACCCGTACGGGTTCACTGCCTCGCTGGCACCGCACGGGGTCAAGTACAACGACATAACCGGGCATTACATGGGAAGCATTGGCCCGATAACCTGCTTTCCATAGAGCGGTTACTGCCTCAGATACCTTCATTACAGCCTCCGTTAAAGATCAGTAAGAGACACCATTAGAGCATGCCTAAAAAGATAGTGCAAGCGGTCAAGTAAACGATAGTGCAATAGATAAGAACGCACACGCGCGCGCGTATAGCACGGTCAGTGCCAGATAGGATCGGGGCTGTATAAAGGAACAGTAAAAATCGTTCCGAAAAAGTGAAAACCGCCTAGGATCGACGATCAAAGGTCGGTTGATACCTAACCATCCGCCGGTCAAAAAAAACGGCTTAAATCGAGTTATTCACAGGTTATCCCCGAAATTATCCACAGGTTATCAACAGAAAATAGTTGTCCACAACTTAGTAACAGAAACTTGCTAGCCGTAAGGCGATGCTGTATAAGTGCGAACAATCTATTAAACCGGCATTGTCGATAGGTAAACAATATGACCAATGGAAAAGTCAAAACCGATTATGTTCAGCTATTGGAGGCGGCCGGGGATGATGCGGAGTCGGAAGCAGACGAAAACCTGATAGGGGAACGGCTAAAGGCCCTGGGCCTGGAAAGTGGCGAAGCCGAACAGCTTGCAGCGGCAGCTAATCCTCCAAGACAAAGGAATGACGGACAAGTAATAGGAATAGGAACAAAACCAAAAGCACCTCTAAACCAAAACCAATACCTATTCGCTCAAGGTCTGATAGAGGGGAAATCCAAGCGTCAGGCATACAGGGAAGCTTATCCAGACTGTAAATCCTCAGACCAAACCGTCAGCGTCGCTGCGCACAAACTAGCAAAGGACCCAAGGGTAGCCAAGCTAGTAGAGGAAGGATGGAGTGAGACAACCGAGGCACTGTCGGATGATCTACAAGCAACACGGCGCTACGTTATGCGGAGTCTGGTGGCTCTGAGCAAAGCCGGAAAGCAAGAAGGAAGCCGACTGAAGGCTCTCGAACTACTCGGTAGACACGCTGGCATGTGGATACCGGAGAAAACCGCACCGGAACAACCGGTGACAGCGGAGCAGTTGCGGAGGGAGTTGACGGCGCACCTGAAGCTGGTCGGGAAGTGAACCCCACCGTACCCGGACCCCCATGTATGTGTGATGACCACCCGTTTGTCGGTTACGCTCTAATCCACTCCCCCAATTACTCCCCCATCAATAGCAGACACCCCCCCTTATCTCCCCAATTGCCACCCCCCGGGGGTATATATAAATTTTAGAAACATTTGTGCGAACAATTAATTTATGTCAAGAACGAAGGCGAAGATGACGGAGCGGTGGGATTTGGTGTTACGTTTTATAAAGGCGTACATCAAGATCCACGGTGTAGGTCCGTCGTACGAGGTG